GGATTACAAGCAGATTTAACTAATTACAAGGTTAGATTAAAAGCAATGAAAGCTGATAATATGCTGCTTATTCAAGATACTCAATATACAATAAGTAAAAATGTTGTAACAATAATACCTGACGAACAACTTACAACTACAAGTGGAACGACCAAAATAGAATTACAATTTATCAATACAAAAACAGGTGAAAAGAAGGCTACATTTAATTTAACTTTAAAAGTAATTCCTAGTGTACTAGAAAATGAAAGAACTATAAGTACAGCAACTTATACACTTATGGACGAATTAGAAAATAAATTAGATAAAGCAGCTAGTTTCTTTGAAAATATAAATAAAGCAATAGATGCTAATACAACCTTAACTGCAACTACAAATAATGCAAATACAAGTAATACAAACTTAAATACAGCAATCTCAGCAGGAAATACTTTAAAAACAGCATTAGATGGCTTAAATACTACTGCTAATGCAACTAAAAGTAATTTAGATACAAGCAATAATAATGCACTAGCCACAAAAACAGCTTTAGACACATCCAATACAAATGCAGCAGCTACTAAAACTACATTAGATGCAAGTAACTCAGCAGCTAATGCGACTAAAAGTAACTTAGATTCAAGTAATTCAACAGCGAATAGTACTAAAACTGATTTAGATAAAAGTAATGCAAATGCATTAGCAACAAAAACAGATCTGGATAAATTAAATACAATAGCAAATGTAACCAAAGCAGATTTAACTACTGTAAATGACAAAGCTACTGTGACTAAGAAAGATTTAACGGATATAAATACAACAGCAAATAGTACTAAAACTGATTTAGATGCTGAAAATGTAAGAGCAGAAGAAAATATAACTGCGATGGAAAGCTTTGGAGATATTACAGCACTATCTAAAAATGTGACAAACCTTAGGGCAGAGGTTGAAACTGCCAGAGGGGGTGAGAGTGACTTAGATGGAAGACTTGAGAAGATTGCTGCACAATTGTCAGATAAGGCGAATAATATAGATAATACTAGAACAACTACAGCTAAAGATGTTACAGGGGCTATTAATGAATTAAATGCTAATATGTTAAAAAAATCGCCAATAACTATAACAAATACAGTAGATATTTTAACATTAACACCAGGATACTATACCGTTGAAGGTGCTGTTAACGTTGCACAAAACTATCCATATACTATTACATGGGAGCACTTTACTATAATTATAAATGGCTGGTGTGGGACTGATGGAAAAGGTTATAAAACAATATTACTAATTTCTTGTTCAGGCGCTATATTTAGAAATGCTCAAGCTTGGGAAGCTAGTAATTGGAGTGGGTGGAAACAAGTTTCTACAACTGAAAGTATAGACTTATCAAGTTATTTAAAAAATGGATGGAGTTTTGGGGATTGTAGCTTTAGGGGTAAAAAAATAGGTAATGAGATGTTTATTGAGGGAATTATACGTAATTCGCTTGATTCTCCAAGTAGTGTAATAGCGCAATCACTTCCAGTCCCAAGTGATACAAGATGGCATGGGGGTAATGTAATAGGAAGTAATAATACAGCGTTGTATTTAGTGATAGACCCGTCAGGAACGCTTATGTTTCAATCAGGTGGTCAACTTAAGAACACGTTTTATACAATATGCATTCATTACCCAGTTTAGTAGATGGAATTATAAGAATAAAACAATTAGAATTGAAATCGTTAAACTATATTTCACCATATGAAAAGGGACTATATTAGGTATCAACATAACTAAAGTTAATTAGTAATATGTAGAGATGTGGAGTTATGAATTCACATTTTGAATTAACTCTAAAAATCATTTTATTGAAAAAGTATAAGAAAATTATAGGAAAGTTAGAGGATGTGTATAAGAAATTGATATTTAGAAGCCTTATAATAGTAAGTGGGAAGAAAAGATAAATCTCTTTTATAAATCAAATACAGTTTAAAAAAGTATCTAGTTTACCCCATAGGCTAGGTACTTTTTGTTATGGGGATTAATGTGTTGTTGAATGAAGGGGATTTATTGACCCGAAAAGTAAATTTAAAATTAATTATTTAAGAGGAAAATGTAATTGGAATAATTAAAAGAATTCTTAAAATTAAAAAATAAAGGAGAAATGATAAATGAAAAATTATATTAAAAAGTTTAGTATAATGTTTGTTATGGCATTAGCTATTATTGGGATTGGAATGCTTCAAAATGAAAGTGCTGCTAATGCTGCTACTATTGGGATTAATCAAGATGGATATTTTTCACCTTATTATAATGAATCAATCTCATTAGACAAGACAGTAATTTATTCACAAATAGGAGACTTACAGCAACTAACAGCAATAACAACTCCGGCTGGAGTACAAGTAATGTGGATATCCAGTGATCCATCAATAGCAAGTATAGAAGGATATCCTACTAGCTGGAAAACTGTAAATATAAGAGCACTTAAAGAAGGAATTTGTACAATAACAGCAACAACAACAGATGGAAGTAATTTAACAGCAGCATGTGTTGTAAGAGTATCAAATGGTGAATCCATATCACTAAATAAAACAGCCGCAAATTTGACAATAGGGGATTCAGATATATTGGTAGCCAATACAACACCATCGGCTGTATATGTTAATTGGAGTTCATCTGATACTTCTGTTGCAACAGTAGATTCAAATGGAAAAGTAACAGCTACGGGTGCAGGAACAGCAATAATAACTGCATCAACAGTATATGGAAGTAATTTAAGTGCATCCTGTATAGTAACTGTAGTACCAAAAGGAAATGATGCAACAACAGCAGCTTCAGTGTATATAACTAATATTGCTCATGCAAAAGGTGATAATACAAATAATGCAGGTGGAGATGTTACAATTATATTTCATGGAACAGCTGACACTACATTGAGTGTAGTAAAAACAGCAGATGTAAATGACGTATGGGTAGGAGATAATTTCACATATACTCTTGTAATAACTAATACTGGGACAAAGACAGCTAAAGCAGTGGTAGTAAATGATCCAGCACCAAATCATATTGATTATAATGTTTATGGAGTAACAACTACTCAAGGAACAGTTGATCAAAGTTCAACATCTAAGAATATTATAGTTAATGTTGGAGACATTCCACCTGCAGGAACTGTAATAGTTAAAATACCTGCAACAGTAATAGCATAAATTGATTTTATGAAAAGATAATTAAATATAATGTTTATAAAAGGTACTTGCACAAAGCAGGTGCTTTTTACCATTTCTGCATAATTGGAAGACAGGATTAATTAATTTAATAAGAAATGAAGGTAATAACTAGGTAGCTAAAAATCATTTTTTAATTACATGCATTAGTGTTTAATAGTAATAGCATTAAAAGACACTATAAGAATGAAAGTAAAAAATTACTTAATTTCTCATATAAAGTATAATTTGTATTACTATTTTTGTTGAAAATTACCATATATGATATTAGAATGGTTATAAACGCGTTTGTTCATTGTTAAAATTATATAATGTATGGGAGAAATGATAAATGAAAAATTACTTTAAAAAATTTAGCATAATGTTTGCTATATTATTGACTGTTGTAGGGTTTGGAATGATTTATAACGTAAGTGCTGCAAATGCAGCTACAATTGGGGATGTATTAACTACCCCTGAAAATGGTTGGAGAAGAATTGACGATACCGACAAAAATATATTACGTGATAGTAATGTTGGTTATGGTACTTTATCGAATTTTTATAATGGATCTCAAACTTCAATGGATTATTATAATTCTGGTGTGAAATTTAAATTTTATGGGACTAAACTTAGAATTATTGCAGTAATGGCCAAGAGTGATATTTCTTCTACAATTAGATTGACTATTGATGGTAAAATCTATTCGTATTCTCAAATTAGTTCAGGACTGAAGTTTCAGTCAATAGTTGATGAAGTGGATGATTTACAATTAGGCTTTCACACCGTATCATTAACTAATTTAGATTATGTACAGCATGCAATGCTTGATGCCATAGATATAGATGATGTTGGATATTTAGTAAATCCTAATGAATCAATATCATTAAGCAACACATCATTAAACTTAATAAAGGGTGATACAAAGTCATTAACAGCAACAACAACTCCAGCAGGAGAACAAGTATCATGGACATCAAGCGATGATTCTATTGCAACAGTAGATTCAACAGGTACAGTTAGTGGAACAAAAGTTGGAAGTTGTATTATTACAGCTGCTACTGAGGATGGATTAACAGCAGCATGTGCTGTAACTGTTACTGAAAAAGATGTGCCTAATACTGATAATCCAACTCAACCAACAGGGGATGAAAATTTATATATTCAATTAATAAATGGTGATGTAAAGAAATATACTGTGACAACTGATGGATTTAATAAATTTAAACAATGGTATATAGATCGAGTTGATAATAAAGCAGGTTCACCAATTTACAAATTCGATAAAGATAGTAGTGAAGATTATGTAATATGTGATAAAATAGAATGGTTTGAAATAAGAAAATAGAATACATGAAGTTTATATAGGACACCTACAGAGAAATGTAGGTGTCTTTTGTATTGCTAAATAATTTGAAAATATGCATTAGGATTTGAAATATTACTTTAAAGGAACCTTAAAGATCATTTAATTGAGAAAGTATACGAAAATTATAGAAAAATTAGAGGATATGTATAAGAAATTGATATTTAGAAGCCTTATAATAGTAAGTGGGAAGAAAAGATAAATTCCTTTTCAAAGTACTTATTGTATGTATATCATACTATAAGTGCTTTTTCTTTATAGTTTTAAGATCTAGTGAGACTTATAAAAGGAGGTGATATTTTTGCTGAGCTTTAAATCACATAGCAATTAACATTTTAAAATTAAAGTTCAGATTAAAATGTGTATATATTACAAAAATAATTGTTCAAAACTTAAACATTTTCGAAGGAAATCAACATTTATTGATCAGCGAGGATTGAACATTGATAATTGCAATATATACTAATAACAAAAATAATATTGGAATTACAGGGGGCGATTCATGATTAATGAATTAGTAAATTCAATTAACAATATGTTAGTTGAAAACTTTCCAAGTACAAAAGTATATTTATCAAAGACAGAGAAGGATTTTATAAGACCTTCTTTTTTTATTCGCTACATTACTAGTAGGCAGAAGGATTTAAATAGAAATAGTTATTTGAATGTAATAACTATAAAAATAATTTATTTTTCACCACTAGATGAACTTATGAATGTGGACTTGGTATCACAAAATGAAGTTTTTGATAGAATGCGAGAAATTTTTAGCAGTGGGTATATAAAGGTTTTGGATAGAGCTGCAAAGATAAGAAAATTAAGAGGTAGGGTGAAGAATACAGAGCTTCACCTAAAGCTTAAAATAGACTTTACACAAGACAGAATCTTTAATACTCCTGAAAGCCCAAAAGCAGATAAAGTTAAATTTAATTTTTAAGGAGGAATAAAAAATGGGAGAACCATCAATACAAATTGTATTTAAGCAAGCAGGTATTACTGCAATTAAAAGAGGAGAAAGAGGGATAGTGGTGCTTATTTTAAAAGACACTATGCCAGCAACCTATAGCAATCCAATTAAAATGGAAACTATAGATGAAATTCCAGAATGGTTATCAGATTTTAGTAAAGAGCAAATTAAACTTGCAATGATAGGTTATCAAAATCCACCTAAACAAGTCATTGCTTATATAGAAAAAGCAGATGCAACTGATTATTCAGAAGCTCAAAGCTACTTAGAAACTATTAAATGGGATTATGTAGTAGTTCCAGGAATTGGCTTAACTGTAGATGGTAAGCCTGATACAGAAGCAAACACTACTTCAAGAGCAACAGATTTTGCTACTTGGATAAAGCAATTAAGAAGTACTAAAGATATTAAAGTTAAAGCGGTGCTTCCACATTGTCCAGCGGATAATGAAGGAGTAATTAATTTCTGTACTGATGATATTAAAACTGCAAATAAAACTTATACAGCAGCTGAATATTGTTCAAGAATTGCAGGGATGCTTGCTGGCACTCCACTAACTATTAGTGCTACTTTTGCACCACTTGCAGAAGTAATTGATGTGCCACATTTAAAGAAAGAAGAAAGAGATGCAGCTGTTGATGCAGGAAAATTAATTTTATTTAATGATGGAAAGAAAGTAAAAATTGATAGAGCAGTAAACAGCTTTGTTACTACAATTGAAAATAAAGGTGATGATTTTAAGAAAATTAAAATCGTAGATATTATGGATTTGATTCATGATGATATTAAGACAACAGCTGAAGATAGTTATATTGGTAAATATCCAAATGACTATGATCATAAGTGTTTACTTATTACTGCTATTAATGGATATTTTGAAGGTTTAGAATTAGATGGTTTACTTGATAGCAGCATTGAAGGACAAAATAAAGCTGAAATTGATTTAGAGGCTCAAAAGGTTTATTTAAAGAGCCAAGGAACAGATTTATCAAGTATGAAAGATCAAGAAATAAAAGAAAGTAACACAGGTTCTCAAGTATTTCTTAAAGGACAAGCTGTTATTTTAGATGCAATTGAAGATATTAAATTTCAAATATATATATAGGAGGCGGTTATAATGCCACAAGCAAAACAAGTTATAAACGGAACATGGGGAGAAGTATGGATTAATGGAGAGTATGTTTCAGAAGTATCAGCTCTTCAAGCAAAGGTTACCTTAACAAAGGTAGATGTTAATTTTACTAGGGATTTATGGAAGAGAAGCAAAGTAACAGGGATAGAAGGAAAAGGAACCTTGAAATTACATCATGTATCATCAAGAATGGCAATTTTAATGAAGGATAATATTAAACAAGGAAAGCAAACAGTATGTACCATAATATCAAAATTAGCTGATCCAGATGCTTTAGGAGCAGAAAGAGTTGTACTTAAGGATGTTACTTTTGATGAGTTAACAATAGCAGATTGGGAAGTTAAAAAGAATGTTGAAGAATCACTTCCATTCACTTTTTCAGGCTATGATTTCTTAGATATGATTGAACCTCAATAGAAATTTTGAGGTTCTAAAAATTTGTAATATTAAAAGCACAAAAGACCTTACTAAATAGTGAGGTTTTTTGATTTAAATTAATTTTAGAAAATGGAGATGAAAGTTATGAATTTAGTTGAACAATTATTAAAAATAGATGCAGGTAAAATAGAAATTCCATCAAAGGAAGTAAAGCTTAAGCTTGCTAAGCTAGGAAATAAGGAAATTACTTTTACATGTAATGCAATTTCTATGGAGAGATACAATGAAATTCAAGAAAGAGTGTTACAAGTAGATAAGAAAGGAAACATTCAAGGTTTTGCAACAGCACAAGCAAAGATAGAAACTGTTCTTGCAGGAGTGCCTGAGCTTAGATCAGAAGAACTTATGAAGCATTTTAAAGCTCCAACTCCAAAGGAACTTATGAATAAGATCTTCTTACCTGGTGAAGTTGATATTTTAGCTGATACTGTAAGTGAAATTTCAGGAGTAGAATCTACTAACAAAAAGGAAGATATAAAAAACTCATAAGCACTGATGAAACTGTAAATCTCTTATATTACTGCTGGAAACTTCATGATAAGTGGCCAGCAGAAACAATTAATAGGGGATTTGGAGAAAAGATTATCATCAGTGCTTTTATTGAACAAGAAATTGAAGAAAAAATGAAGCAAATGGAAGCCTTGGATTCAG